GGCTACAACTGGGCGAAGGATTGCGGCGAATGGTCCTTCGTCGGCACCGGCGCTGCGCCCGATGTGGCCGAGTACGCCTTCAAGGTTCTATTTCGGCAAGCGAAGGCAGCGCGCGCCGCCCACATCAAGACGCGCTTGCGGCGCTGCAAAGCGGGGACCAAGACCCGCCGCGCCGATCTGTATTGTGAGGGCTGGGTTCGCTCGGTGACGGCGCTTCTTGGCAGATTCGCGGGAGGGGAATCCAACCCGCAGGCAATGGATGCGTACATTGCGGCCAACTACCCGAGCCTGCGCGATCTGAAGTCCCGGAATCGCAATGCCGAGCGCAAGCTGCGGGAGCACGAAGAGATGGATTACTTCCACGGCCGCGATGCGGGGCGCAATGCGGAACTCAATCGCGGCGTGGGCGGCGCTACTGCTCCGCTGGCGCTGGAGTAACGCCATGGCCCTATCCGCATCCCTCCGCGCCATCGACCGCCTCAAGGCCAAGACCCGCGCCATCCACGCCGCATGCCGCGAGCTGGGCCTCGACGAAGCCACGCGCCGCGACCTGGTCGAGCGTTTCGCCGGCCCCGGCAAGCGCTCGACGCTCGACCTCACCGAAGAGGCCGCGAACAAGCTGATCGACCACCTACGAGATGCCGGCGCCAGCGTGCGCGGCAAGAAGGACGGTCCGATCCGCGTCGGCCGCGAGAAGGCCGGCCTGCTCTCCAAGGTCGGCGCGCTGCTCGCTGATCAGGGCAAGCCGTGGGAGTACGCCCACGCCATCGCCCGCAACAACTTCAAGGCCGAGCGCGTCGAATGGCTGTCACTGGCGCACTTGCGCGGCATGATCGCCCAGCTCGAAAAGGCCGGGAAGAAAGCAGAGAGCACAGAATGACCTCCGAAGAACTCCAGTCCCTGCGCTCGTTGCCGCAATTCCCACGCACTGCGGAAGAGCTGATCCACGTCGCCGGCCTCGAGGCCGCCGCGCGCATCATCAGCGCCTGGCCGGGGCAGGAGTTCCCGGTGCCGGCAGTCGTCGGTGGCGGAAATCTGCGCGGCGTGCGGCGTTACGACCAGCTGGCCGAGATCGTCGGCGAGCCGGCGGCAAGGCGCATCGTCGCGCACTGGCACGGCCAGCGGCTGTCGGTGCCGAACTGCAAAGAGGTGAAGTGGTCGCGCGACCAGGACCGCATCCGTGCCGAGTTCGATCGCTTGACCGGCGCACACGGCTACAGCTTCGCCGAGGCGGTCTTCGAGCTTGGCCTTGCCTTCGGCGTTACCGGCCGCTGTGTCGAGCAGGTGCTCGGGCGGCCGGATAACGCGCCGCCGGCGCCGGTGGATCAGGGAAGCTTGTTCTAGCCGAGCGGCTTCGATGACAATAGGGAAAAGGGAGGAGTAGAACAATGAACGTCGGAACGATCTGCCCGCACTGCAAGCACAGCCGAACGGATGCGGATGACAGCACGCCAGCGTGGGTGTGCCCGGCCTGCGGAAGGAAGTATTACGAGAGCGATCCGCAAAAAGGATTGTTCGAGCGTGCTTACGACCGAGTGTTCGTCACTCCGCCGGAAAAATTCCCATCCGTATGGCCGTGCAAAGCATGCAACAAAAAGGTTTCACGAGAAGCTGTCGTTTGCCCGCACTGCGGCCAACCGGACCCATACGAATACAAACAGGCAGGCGTTCCGTTCGCCAAAACAAGCACGGCCAACAAAGCAGGCGCTCTCATTCTGCTTGGTATGGCTATCTTTTTAGGGGTGACGATAGTTCACTGGATGGTCTCGCCCGCTGAACCGGATCATTCGGAGGCTTCCGCCATGACGGTATGCCAGTTCGCGGTAAAGCAGCGAGTTAAGTCCCCTTCCTCCGCAAAATTCTCAGGCCACGACGCCTATGGAAGCGGGGATTCGATAACCGTAAAAGGTATCGTTGAGGCGCAGAACGTATTCGGCGCCATGATTCAAACGAGCTATAAGTGCGATTTGACGAAGACAAAAATGTCATGGGGTATTCGTGGCGTTGAGTTTTATTAAACCGACCCGCAAGTAAGCCCCTCCAGCCCCGGCCCAGCGCCGGGGTTTTCGTTTCTGCCGAACCCCTTCCCTCTGAGAGCACCCCGCGCGCATCCGTAGCATGGCCGACATGGCCTGCCACACATGCACCCACTACGACCCTTCGACGCTGCCGCGTTACGGCTTCTGTAAAGCCGCGCCGACGCTTGAGGAACGCGCCCGGTTCTTCCAAGGCGCTGGCACCTGCTGGCTCTCTCCCGTCCGCTTCCAGGAGCGCCAGCCGTGAGCCAGCACTCCCCCCGCATGACGTTAGCAATCATGGCACTGTCCGCCGCTGGCCTGGTCAGCATCGTCGGCCACGAGGGCTATACGGAAAAGGCCGTGATTCCGGTACCCGGCGACGTGGCGACCATCGGTTACGGCACGACCCGCCGGCCCGACGGCTCGCCGGTTCGGCTAGGCGACAAGACCACACCGCCGCAGGCGCTGGCGCGTGCCCTGCAGGACGTGCGCAAATTCGAGGGGGCACTGCGTCAGTGCGTTACCGCGCCCCTGCATCAGTACGAGTACGACACCTACGTCGGCTTCGCCTACAACGTCGGTCCCGGCAAGGATGGGGTCAAGGACGGGTTTTGCTGGCTCAAGGCCGGCGGCCATTCGACGTTGGTGAAAAAGCTCAACGCCGGCGATTACGCCGGTGCCTGCGCCGAAATCCTGCGCTGGAATCGTTTCCAGGGGCTTGACTGCAGCGCGCCGGAGAACGCCCGCCTGTGCGGCGGGCTGTGGACACGCCGCCAGGCCGAATACCGTCAGTGCATGGGCGACGGCGCATGAAATACGCCGCCATCGCCCTCCTGCTATCCAGCCTCGGCCTCGGCACCGGCTGGTGGGCGGACAGCCAGCGCCACGCGGCCGAAGTCGCCGATCTGCGCCTGCAGATCATGCGGTGCGATCTCGACGTGGCCGCCGCCGAACGCGACGCTGAAACCGAAGCGCGTGCCGTCGAGCGCGCCGGCACCGAACTCACCCGAAAGGTCGATGATGCTTTCCAGAACGATCTCGCTCGTCTCGCTCGCTTGCCTGTTGAGCGCCTGCGCCACGCCGCCGCAACAGCCGCCCCGGCTGGCGCCGCCGTCCGGCTTCCCAAGCTGCCCGAAGCCGCCGCCGGCGCTGATGCAGCCGGCGCCGACTCTGTACCTGATCAAGGATGTGATCGGCTCCTGACCGATGCCGCAAAAACCACGCTGATGCTCTACCGCCTGCAGTCCTGGGCGGCCGGGCTGGCGACAACCTGCCAGCCGCAGGGAGGCGGCGACTGATGAATTTTTGGCTCCAGTTGATCAACATGGTCGGCACCTTCGCCTTGGGGGCCTGGCTCTACCTCGAAAAACGCAACGACAAGACCAACGTGCGCATCGACGAGCTGGCCTTGAAGGTCGACGCCCTGGACAAGGACGTTTCCTCGCTCAAAACCGCCGCCGGCAACGCGCCGAACCACAGCGATCTGGCGAAGGTGTACGAGTCGATCAACCACCTCGCCGCCACCGTCAATCAGCTCGTCGGCGAGAACCGGGGGCAGAGCGACACGCTGCGCTTGATCCTCAATCAGATCGCACAGAAAGGCATGCAATGACTTTGTCCGCCCAGGATGCCGTTACCGCCGGTCGCCGCCTGCATATTCTGCGGGCGCTCGCGCTACGGCCGCTGTATCGGGCCGAGCCGCGGGGGCTGCGCCAGGAACTGGAGGTGACGGGCTACCCGATGACATTGACGAAGCTGGCGGTCGAGTGCGCTTTTCTCGCCGATCTCGGCCTGGTGGAAGCGCCGGAAAGCGGCGTGCTCAGTCTCACCGACGACGGCCTTTCGGTAGCGCGCGGCCTGGTTCGGTTGCCAGGGATCGGCACGCCGGAGCCTGGGGAACTGTAATGGGCCGCCGCTCGAAAATCGCCGCGCTGCCCGGCGAGGTGCTCGATGCGTTGAACGCACGCTTGATCGGCTCTGGGTTCTCCGATTACGCGGGCCTCGCATCGTGGTTGCAGGAACAGGGTTTCGATATTTCCCGGACGGCGCTGCATCGCCACGGCAGCGCCCTGGAAGATGAGTTCGAGACGGCCATGGCGGACGCCCGCCGCACCCGCGCGTTGGCGCGTGCCGCCCGCGAGGAAAGCGATGACGACGATGGCGCGCTGCTCGGTGCTGCGTCCAGCATCATGCAGGACAGCCTGCTGCGGGTTTCTCTGGAGCTGAAGAATTCCGGGGGCGGACCGGGCGAGAAGGCGAAAGCGCTTTCGCTGGTGTCACGCGCCTTTGCCGATGTCGGACGCTTCGACCTGGCGCGACAGAAGTGGCTGGAGGAGCTGCGCCTCAAAGCGGCCGAGGTGGCGGAAAAAGCGGCCAAGCTGGCCAGCAAGGGTGGCTTGTCGGCCGAGTCCGTCGCCGAAATTCGCCGTTCGATCCTGGGTATCGCGGCATGAAACGCGGTGGCGACAATCCGCTGACGGCGATCGCTACGGAGATCGCCGTCGATGCTCCGCCGCCAGTGTTGCTCGGGTATCAGCAACGCTGGGTGGCGGATCAATCTCCTCTGAAGGTAGCGGAGAAGAGCCGGCGGATCGGTCTGACGTGGGGTGAGGCGGCCGATAATGTCTTGATCGCCTCGGCGTCGGACGGCTCCAATGTGTTCTACATCAGCGCCACGCAGGACATGGCGCTCGAATACATCGAAGCCTGCGCTTTGTGGGCCAGGGCTTACGACCTGGCCGCCGGGGAGATCGAGGAAGGGATTTTTCTCGACGACGGCGACAAGGAAATCAAGCTCTACAAGATCGATTTTCCCAAGTCCGGCAAGCGCATTGTGGCGCTCTCTTCGCGGCCGGCAAACCTGCGCGGCAAGCAGGGCGTGGTGGTCATTGACGAGGCGGCTTTTGCGCCGGATTTGGCGGGCTTGCTCAAAGCGGCGATGGCCATGCTGATGTGGGGCGACAAGGTTCGCATCATCTCGACCCACAACGGCGACGAGAACCCGTTCAACGAACTGATCAACGATATTCGCGCCGGCAAGCGTGGCGGGGCGGTGCATCGCATCACCTTTTCTGATGCGGTGGCCGACGGCCTGTTTCGGCGCGTCTGCATGCGCAAGGGCAAACCCTGGAGCCAGGCGGCGGAAGATGCCTGGGTGGCGGAAGTGCGCAAGTTCTATGGCGATGACGCCACCGAGGAACTGGACGTCGTACCGGCGCAGGGAGGCGGCACTTATTTGCCGCTGGCCTTGATCGAGGCGCGGCAGGCGCCGGAGGTTCCAATCGTCCGCATGCGCTGGAAAGCCGAGTTTGGCCTGTTGCCGGAGCCGGTACGTTCCCGCGAAGTGGCCGAGTGGTGCCGGGAGCATCTGGAGCCGATTCTGGCCCAACTCGACCGGGGCCGGCCGCATGGCTTCGGGCAAGACTTTGCACGGGTCGGTGACTTGACCGTGATCACCGCCCTGGAGGAATCCGCCAGTCTGGTGAATCGCCCGGTGCTGGTGGCAGAGCTGGGCAACTGCCCTTACAAGCAGCAGGAGCAGATTCTGGATTTCATCGCCGACCGCCTGCCTCGACTACGCGGCGGCGCGCTGGATGCGAACGGCAACGGCGGGCAGATCGCCGAACATGCCGCGGACCGGTACGGCCATGACCGCATCCAGCAGATCCATATCACCGAGAAGTTCTACATGGAGCAGATGCCGCGCTTCAAGGCGCATCTGGAAGATGCAACCCTCGACGGCCTGCCGCGCGATGAGCAATGCCGGGACGACTTGCGTGCGATCAAGAAGATCGGCGGCGTCCCCAAGATCCCGAAGGCGAAGACCCAGGCGGCGGACGGGAAGAAGGTGCAACGTCACGGCGACTTCGCCATTTCCCTGTTCCTGGCGGACTACGCCATGCATACCGAATTGTCCGGGGTTTGTACCGGCTTTGAATCGGCATCCCGCTACCAGGGCAGTTCCGACAACGACGATGACGGGTTTCGCACCCGAAGGATGTTCTGATGCCCACCTTGCTCGACCAGTTCGGCCAGCCCATGCGCCTGGCCGACATCGCCGAACCGCAGACCAGCAGGATCGCGCTGCTGCAGAATCACTATCTGGAAAGCCAACTCGACGGCCTGACCCCGGCGCGCGCGGCGCGAATCCTGAAAGACGCCGACAACGGCGATATCACCGCTCAACATCAGTTGTTCGACGACATGCAGGACCGCGATGCTCACCTTTCCTGCGAGTTCGGCAAACGGCAGGGGGCGCTACTTGGGCTGGACTGGTCGATCGAACCACCTGCCGGCGCCAGCAATGCGGAGGAAAAAGCAGCCGCCTGGGCGGAAGAGATTCTGCGCGATGTGGTCGACGATCTTGAGGATGTGATCACTGCCATGATGGGCGCGGTGGGCCACGGTTTCGGTCCGGTTGAACTGGAGTGGAAGCGCTTGGGAGGTGAGTGGATGCCGAGCTTCCATCCCCGGCCGCAGACGTGGTTCCAGTTGTGCCGGACACGGCGGGAAATCCGCCTGAGTGATGGCAGCGGCGACGGGGCCAGCTTGATGCCCTTCGGCTGGATCATGCACCGACACGGCAAGGCGAAGACCGGCTACCAGGCGCGCATGGGCCTCTGCCGCGTGCTGATCTGGCCTTTCATCTACAAGCACTACAGCATCGGCGACTTCGCCGAATTCCTGGAAACCTATGGCTTGCCGATCATTCTCGGCAAGTACTACCAGGGTGCCACCGACGCCGAGAAATCCAGTTTGATGCGGGCAGTTACGGCGCTCGGTCATGATGCGCGGGCGATCATGCCCAAGGAAATGGAACTGGAGATCAACAAGGTCACCGGCAGTGGCGACGGCTCGGTGCATCTGGCCATGGTCGACTGGGCCGAGCGCAGCCAGTCCAAGGCCATTCTTGGGCAGACGCTATCGGCAGAGGCCAGGGCGACGGGTATGGGCAGCGGTGTGGCCGATCTGCACGCCGAGGTCCGGCACGACATCCTCAAGGCCGACGCGCGCCAGATCGCCGATACCCTGACGCGGGATCTGATCTACCCGCTGCTCACGCTCAATGGCCACGGCGGCAACACGCTGCGCCGCTGCCCGCGCTGGGTCTTCGATCTTGGCAAGTCGGAGGATATCAAAACCTACGCCGAGCACCTACCGGCCTTGGCCGCCGGCGGCGCCCGCATCAGCGTCGCCTGGGTGCATGAAAAGCTGCGCATCCCGATGGCCGGGGAAGGGGAAGCTGTATTTGGTGTTCCGGTCACGCCGAATGCCTCCCCTGAGCACCAGAACGGGGTGCCGGTGGCAGCCATGAAGGCACACCACTCGGCCGCCCCGGAAGCCGATGCTGTAGACAAGATGCTTCCTACACTGGAAGCCGCCGCCGGGCCACTGGTCAATGCCTGGATCGACGACATCGGCGCCATGCTCGATGCCGCCGACAGCCTGGACGAGTTTCGCGCCCAACTGCTTGAGCGTTACCAAAGCCTGCCGGCCGAGGATCTCGTCACGGTGATGGCCACGGCCTTGTCGGTAATCGATCTGCGCGGCCGGGCCGAAGTCGATGCCGGCAAATGAAACCCCGGCTCCGGACGTCCGGGGCAACTTCGACCTGCCGTTCGCCGAGCAGCAGAGGTTTTTCCGCGACAAGATCAACCTGCCCACCGAGCGCTGGGACGACATCTGGCAGGCCGCTCATGACCGCGCCTTCGTCGTCGCCGGCGCCATGAAGGCAGACTTGCTCAACGATCTGCGCCAGGCAGTGGAGAAAGCCATCGAGCGTGGCACCACGCTGGAAACCTTCCGCAAGGATTTCCGCGAGATCGTCGCCCGGCATGGCTGGACGGGCTGGACCGGCGAAGGCACCAAGGGCGGAGAGGCCTGGCGAACGCGCGTAATTTACGAGACCAACTTGCGCGCCAGCCACGCTGCCGGCCGCTATGCCCAACTCACCAGCCCCGGCCTGCTCAAGAACCGCCCCTTCTGGCGCTATGTGCACAACGACTCGGTGCTTCACCCGCGCCCACACCACAAGCGCTGGGGCGACATGCGTCTGACCTTGCGGCACGACGATCCTTTCTGGAAAACACACTTTCCGCCCAACGGCTGGGGCTGCCGCTGCCGCGTAACGGCCGTGCCGGCCCCCCGACGGGACGACGGCACGGTGCCGCCTGAGGGCTGGAATACGCCGGACGCCAAGGGGCAGCTTCCCGGCATCGATCGCGGTTGGGCGTATGCGCCGGGGGAGAATGCCGGCCGCCCGCTGCGCGACTTCATCGAACAAAAACTGATCCGCCTCGATGCCGGGATCGGTGCCGCGTTGCGCGAGAGCCTTGCGCCTGTATTGGCGCGCGAAGCAGGGAAGGCGCTATGACCGGATTCAGCCTGATCGTCGATGACCGGTCGGTGTTGACCGCCTTGCTACATCTGGCCGAACGTGTGGCACCGTCCGGCATGGCGGAAGCCATGGAAGACATCGGTGAGGACCTTGCCGAATCGACACAGCAGCGGTTTTCTACCGGCACCGCCCCCGATGGCAGCCGCTGGGCGCCGCTGGCCAAAGGCACTGTGCTGGCACGCCTCGCCAGCATCGGCGGAGCCTACGGGAAAAAAACCGGCCAGCTCACAAAAAAAGGCAGTGCTGCGGCGATGGGCATGAAACCCCTGGTGGAGACAGGGGGGCTGCAAGAAGACTTCCACCATCAGCTCATCGATGGCGGCGCTGGTGTAGCGATTGGCACCAACCGCTTCGCTGGTGAGTGGGATGGCGGTGCAGCAGTTCACCAGTTCGGGAGCAAGGATGGCAGGATTCCCGCGCGGCCCTTCCTCGGGCTATCGGCGGCCGACAAAGTGAGTGTGCTTGAAATCATAAAGCGCCACCTGAGCACGTAAGTAGCTACGAGTTTGGTTATTTTTGCCGTGCGAAAGTCTTTTTCAGTGCCGTCCCATCTTGTTTCGCTCAATCCCGGCCAGTCCCGGAATTATCTCGCCCCCTCCCATCCGTTTATCTCGTGCCCCTTCAGCTTACAACCTGAAACACTTGATTACGAAGGGGCAACCCCTTTCCGGCGCGGCGTTGCTAAGCTGAGTCCGTACCCAACCCCGCCTGGAAAACATCATGAAAACCACCTTCCGCAACTTTCTCGCCCTCGTCCCGCTGACGCTCGGTCTGATCGCGGCGCCGGCGGCGCAGGCCGGCGACGCGATCATCGGCGGCATGATCGGCGGCGGCGCCGGCGCCATGATCGGACAGCACGTCGGCGGACGCGACGGCGCCGTCATCGGCGGCGCCCTCGGCGCCGCGACCGGCGTCTATATCGCCAACGATGCGCCGCGCTACCGCTCGCCGCCCCCGCCGCCCGCCTACGCTTACGGCTACGGGCCGCGCGTGATCGTCGCCCCGCCGCCGCAGCCGGTGTATTACGTTCCCGCCGGACGCGGCTGGCGCGGCCACGACTATCGTCACCACCACCATCATCACGATCGCCACTACGACCGGCATTACGACCGGCACGGCCGCCGCTGAAGCGCCGCGCCGGGCGCGCTCAGCCGGGACCGCCCGGCGCGCCGCCCAGGGTGTCGAGCCAGACCAGCAGGCGGGCGCCGCCCACGATCAGCGCGATCAGTACAGCGGCGCCGAGCGCCTTGACCCACAACGGCAGATTCTTCAATTCATCCTCGCTTCCATTCGGCAACCAGCCCCCGGCGCCCGCGCTTGAGCAGCTTGGCGAGCACGCGCTCGGCCTCGCGGCGCTCGCCGCACGCCTTTTCGGGGAAGGCGTTGCAGGCCGCCCAGCGGCCCTCGGGCGTGCGCAGCACGGCGACCGGCCGGCCGCCGTCGATATCGCACAGGATACAGTCCTGCGCGCGCGCCGCCTCTGCATCCCTGTCGCTCCAGGTCGCGGCGACGAGGTCGGTCGCCTCGTCGCGCGGCACGCCGAGCAGGACGAGCGCGTCGATCGGCGAGTCGCATTCGTCGCGGACGATCGCCGGGAAATAGGCGACGGCGGGGAGATCGGAGGCAATCGGCATGGCTGGCGCTTTCTAGCATGCGCCGCCGAGCTTGTAAAACGCGGAGCCGGCAGGGCACAATCGCCCCTTCACGGAGTTTTCCCATGCAATTTGATGTCGCCATCGTCGGCGGCGGCCTCGCCGGCCTCTCGCTGGCCTGCGCGCTGCGCGATACCCGCCTCAGAATCGCCCTCATCGAAAATCACGCGCCGACCCGCCCGGCCGGCTGGGACGCCCGCGTCTACGCGATCAGCCCGGCCAACGCCGACTTCCTGCGGAAGATCGGCGCCTGGAAGCACCTCGACGCCGAACGCATCGCGCCGATCCACGCCATGCAGGTGCACGGCGACGCCGGCGCGCGCCTCGACTTCTCCGCCTACGAAACCGGCGTCGACGAACTCGGCTGGATTCTCGAATCCTCGCTGATGGCCTGCGAGCTATGGGAGAACGTCAAGCGCCAGGGCAACCTGACGCTGCTCTGTCCGGCCGCGCCGCAAGCCCTCGACCTGCGCGCCGACGCCGCCGTGCTGACGCTCGCCGACGGCCGCACGCTGTCTGCCAGATTGCTGGTCGGTGCCGACGGACGCGACTCCTGGGTGCGCGGCGCGGCCGGGCTGAGCGCGCACAACACGCCCTACGGCGAGATGGGCGTCGTCGCCAATTTCGCCTGCGCCAGGCCGCATCGCGGCATCGCCCGCCAGTGGTTCCGCCGGGACGGCGTGCTCGCCTGGCTACCGCTGTCCGGCGACCGGATTTCCATCGTCTGGTCGGCGCCCGACGCGCTCGCCGCCGAACTGCTCGCGCAGCCCGCCGACGAACTGTGCCGGCGCGTCGCCGCGGCCGGCGGCGACGAACTCGGCGCGCTCGAACTGCTGACGCCGGCCGCCGCCTTCCCGCTGCGCCTCATGCGCGTACCGCGCACCGTCGCCCCACGCCTCGCGCTGGTCGGCGACGCCGCGCACGGCATCCATCCGCTGTCCGGGCACGGCATCAACCTCGGCTACCAGGACGCGAAAGCGCTCGCCGAACTGCTCGCCGCCGCGCCGGCCTGGCAGGACATCGGCGACGAACGCCTGCTGCGCCGCTACCAGCGCGCGCG